GCTAAAGTTAGTAGGCTGTTTGATGATAAAGCAGCCCTTAGTCATTTAACTGCGGCTCATGGGCATGACCTTGCTGCGGCTCATAAAGAAAGAGGCGTAAGAAGAGTACGGGAAGGTAGAGAGGGGCTGACAGATTGGGCTGAGCGTCTCAGTGGTGCAGGTGAAACCGTACCTGAATTAGACGAACTAGGTAGGATTAAAAATAAGCCCAAAGAAACTCCTGAGAGAGTTCCTCCAAGGCGTTCCGTAGATAGCGGGCCGGTAAAAAAATCGGAAAGCTCCCACCTTTCAGATTTTACTAATTTCTTACACAAAGAGGGAGCTATAGGAACAGTTGACGGGATGGGCACTGTTGCTGTATCATCAGACCCCGGAGTGTTTTCCCCAACCTATGGTGATAGGTCGCCAATAAAACAGAAAAAGAAAAGAAGCGGCGTTGCTAAACTAGATCAATTTTTACGACATAAGCAAAAACCTAAACATGTACAAAAGTTTGCAACCACTATTGTAAAAGGGGCTTTACAAGACTTGAGAGATTATGATATCATGAAAGCTGTTGAACCTCCTTACCCTGCTGTAAGAAAAGAAACTTACGATGGGTGGGTAGAAAACATTGATGACGATAAATATGGCGAAGACCCTAGGGTTATTGGTTCGGTGGGTAAGGCGGCGGCGCCTAAGAGTAAGCAGGAAATCAAACCGGAGAAAATGCCTAGCGAGCCGAAGCCTAGTAAACCTGCCCCAGTTGGCAGGAGTATTAGTAAAGAAGATAACGAAGAGTTTTATAGTCTATTCAAAGATTACTTTGAATACCTAGATAAAGAACAGGAGAGTACCGATGATTCCAGAGATGTCGAAGAAAGACTTGATTCAGAGGAGACAGGCGGGAGCGACTTGGACTAGTCTTTCCCAATGGTTGTCAGATGAATTTGGTATTAGTGTTCATCGTTCTACAATTCAAAGATGGTACGACAGAGAAGTCTTTGATGCGGGTTCTGTAATTGACGAGAGAGCGGCTGGGTGGGCTGATAATGTAGCACCGGAAGAAGAAGAGGACTTTCTTAAGGATAGAATTCGTATAGATAAGAGGGCTGCTACATATAAAGCAGAGTCTACTTACTATAAAAAACTGTATGAAAAATCCATAAAGAATACTGTACGATCAGAAATTCTTGTGGATACTATAAAGCGGTACACAACCCCACTCCCTAAAACTAAAACCTTTAAAGTTCGTAAGCCTTCTGGAGCGAAAAAAGGTTCAGCGAAACAGGTTATGGTTGCCCCACTTACAGATACACATGTGGGGGATTACGTAAATAGTGAGCAGATGGTAGGATTAAATTCCTATGACATTGAGTTGTTTAGTCGCCGTATGTGGGGCTGGGCTAATCAAGTTCTAAACTTAGCGGAGTACCGGCGAAACATTTGTGAGATAGATGAACTTACCGTACCCATGCTAGGAGATATGGTCTCTGGGGATATTCACGATGAATTAGCCCGAACTAATGTGGATAACTGTATGATGCAAATGATGTACGGGGCTAAGGTAATTAGTCAGGCATTGATGTTCTTAGCACCACATTTCAAAGAAGTCAAAGTTCCGTGTGTTGTTGGTAACCACGGTCGTATGACAAGAAAGATTCCATCTAAAGATAAGTACATGGATTGGGATTACATGATGTATCAATGGATTGCAGTGTTCTGTTCCAAGCAGGACAACATAAAATTTGAAATACCCAAGTCCTTTGCTCATGTGATATCTGTTGCAGGGAGAGACTTACTAATGATGCACGGCGACTCCGTGGGTGGTGGTGGAGCAATGGCAACTATCCAGAGAGCTATAACTTCGTTGAGGGCAGTCTTACAGTACAAGACGCAGATAATAACCGACGATAGTTTTAGTGTTTCTGATAAGTTTGACGATGTTTTACTGGGACATTTCCACAGGGTGGACGAGATAGATATTGGGACAGGTAGTTTACATATCTGCGGAACCACAAAGGGTGGGGACGAGTTTGTATTTAGCCGACTTCACGTTATAACTAAGCCAAAACACATAGTTTTGTATTACCACCCTAACCACGGTCAGGTAGGTAAAGAGGTAATTTACTTAGATAGATTTGATTCCATTGAATCTGGGTTTGAATTGGAGATTCCCGAAGTGTGGCATTCATAGTATAATAAACTATGGATGAATTGCAAGAACTTTTATACGGTCTCGTTCAGAATTTGGTTATGGAAATTACGGAGGAATTAGCTGTGTCTTCAAACGTACCTGTTTCTGAGGGTGGTGTTATGCCTGTAAAAACTGGGAGACTTCGTTCGTCCTTAACAACGACTCAGGTGGGAGATGACACTATAGATATTACTTACAGTACTCCATACGCTTCTATAATACATGATGGCGGTATAGATAGTAAAGGGCGTAGGTATAAAGCTCAGAAGTATTTAGCTGCGCCGTTGGAAGAAATATTTAACGACTTACCACAGAGAATTGAGAAGTCATTTGACAATTTAGGTACAAAATTGGGAGGGGGTTTAACTGTAAAAATTGAACCCACCACACTGTTATAAGGAGATAGATTATGGATATAGAAAAGGTTAGTGAGGAACAAGAGTGGGTTTTAGCTCGCCATTCAAGGATGGTTGGTAAAGTTTTAGATCAAATTGAGTCCTCAATACCTGAGGGCAACCAATGTGAAAAGGTGAAAAAACTGGTACAAGTCCCCCTTTACGACTTCCGTAACGAGATGCTTCGGTATCTTGAAGGTAAGATAGATATAAATTCTTACAAAGACTCATAAATTCCCGCCATTTTTCAAAAATCTTAGTATAATAATATAGAACGTTTGTTCTAACACACCTACTTAACTAGGTTATATTTGTTTATAGGGGTCGGCGGTGGCTTAGACCAACCTTTATGAAGTTTGGATATGGAATGGAAATATATGGAGGTTACACCATGGCAGATGAACTATACACTCGTCTTGAAAAGTATATGGAAGGAACGTCATTAGGTTTGACGGCCCTTGCCGAGGTACTTACAAAGATGGATTCCCGCCTTACAAAGGCTGAGTATGATGATGAAGCAACACTGTTTGCAAAAGAGCAAGAGGACGCTCGAACAAATTTAGTTAAAGATGTGGCTTCTCAGGTCGTAGCTATGCTAAAGTCAACTGACGATCTTGATAATGTTGGAGAAAGAAAAGTTAAGAATAGTGGGGCATTAAACCAAGATGGTAACGATGGCTCCACTACCGTTTCCCCTACTACCGACGCTCCTAATCAGCAAGCAACGCTTCAGGCTGAGGACGAACCCGATGAAGAGGAAGAGCCAGAGGAAAAGATGGGTAAGTATCCGATGAAGGAACAGGAAGATGACGATGATGAAGCTGTTGAAGAAGAGGCTTCTGATGACGATGACGAAGATGACGATCAAGCAGTAGAAGAATCCGTTTACAAGCAGATGAAGAAAGAAATTTCTAATCTAAAGAAACAGATTTCTAGCTTCAACACAGACCTTTCTAAGTCTGTCAAAGACGAAACCGAATCCACTCTCCGCAAGGCGGGTTGGAAGGAAGAGCGTCGCTTGGTCGCACCTACGTTGAGCTTGGGTAATGACGAGGTAGAGATAGTTAAAGCCGCCCCAACTGGTGGGGAGCTTGTCGATGAACTAGCGAATATGTCTTACTCAGAACTTAGGAAGCTTCAATACTCTGTTGAACAGGGTGATGTAACACTTTAGTCTGAGACCTTAGGAGGGCAAATAAAAATGACAGTTTCACTTGCAGAATATATTGCTCAGGCCAACCGTGGGGCAACCCAATCGGTTCTAGGCTCTGAGTACTTGTCGAAGGCGTTTACGGGGACACCGTTTACCGTCGATACCGACACAAACGTCTTTACGACCACCTTTGGTCGTAAGGTATGGCATGCACTGAATAACCAAACTAGGTTCTTCAATGCACTTCCCAGAAATGTCTGGGGTAACGTAGCTGGTTGGAGGGTACGTTCAGACCGTGGGTCGGAACGCTCTAACCCGATTACAGAGACGGGATCACTCCCAACTGTGGACATCTCAGCGATTCAGACAGTATCTTCACTGCCTCGTATCGTTGGTACGACGTTCGCAGCCTCCGTCAAGGCGATGTTTACATCGCAGCTTGAGGGTGGTGTTGGTGATGTTCTCGCTCTTGAGAACGAGAACGCACAGCTAGACCACATCAAGGAAATGAACCTTGAACTTCTAGCTGCTTCAGTAGCGGGCATCACGACCGCATCATCAACCTCTTCAGTTGTTGCTACTAACGCAAATAACTTCAGGGTTGGAGACCAACTTGGTTTCTACGATGCAAGTGCTACTACCCTTAGGAACACTACGGGTGCTCAGATTACCGCTAAACACGCTACTGCTAGGACGTTGACATTCGACGCATCTGTTGATGCTGTGTTAGAAGCAACCCCAACAACTTCTGATGGTCTTTTCACCTACAGTCGTGCGGGCTTGACTTCAATCGACGACATTGTTTCGATTGATGCAACTAACGTCCTTGACAGTACAAACGAAACTTATGCTAACGCTTACGACCTTGCTACTACTTTGGCAGCTAATGGTCGAACCGCTGCGGATAACCCGTGGAAAGCTGCGGCATCCGTACAGGGAAACAGCGGTACCGGACGAGACCTTTCCTTGAACCTTCTCGATACAGCTATCCAGAAGATTCG